GGAAGCGGTTACACTTTGTTATTTATATTAAATAAAGTATTTGGAAAGCCTGAACCTAAAGCAGAATGGGAAATGAAAGAGCCGACAATAGAAGTTGGTCAGTTTCAATATACAGAGATTAAAAATGAAAATCATTGATAATTTTATATATAACATTATGCTATTTTTAGCTATGGTTGGATTTGTAGGATTGGTGGTAGGTAGTTATTTAATGTTAGAATTGGTATTTATCCGATGAGTTGGGCTATGGAAGTTTTATTTAGGTATTTAGTTTTTGATGACTTTGGTGAACCGCATAAGCGATTTAGAACAAAGCATGAAGCTGAAGTCTATATTCAAAATAGACCTAATCATAAAATTGAAAGATTGCCAACACCGCCTAAAGAAAATGTATTTGATCTAATAACAGATGAACCTCCATTTTGAGCCATATACTAATTATTCTTACAGGCGCTATATACACTTATATTAGCGCTGAACAGTTTTGGATTGGCAATCATGGAATGGGTATTTGCTATTTTGGCTATGCGATAGGAAATGTTGGTTTATATATGATGGCTAAATAAAAGGAAAATATATGATAAGAGAAGATAGAACTAGAAATACAGAAATTCCTTTATATTATTGGATAAGAGAAAAGGGCAGTATAAATAATATTGAAAGTGGCATGATGTTAGGATATAAACCTACGGGATGGCATATTGCAACTGAAGTTTTAAAGAGATACTATAGGCTTAAAGGTATAAAGCCTAACAAAGAAAATAAATATGACGATATAGTTCGTAAATCTGCTTATAAATTTGGTTCTTTACCACAATTTGTTTATGCTAATTTTAATTTTCATGTAGTAGGTGATTATGAATTCTAATAATAAGCAAGATTTTAAATCAATGATGGACACTGTAACAACGCTATATCAAAAACATCCGTTTGATCAAGATACACTTCGAGTTTGGTTTGCAAAGCTAGAAAAGTATGATTTTAATGTAGTAACTAAAGCTTTTGATAAGCATGTTGATAGTAGTAAATTTATGCCTACAGTTTTTGACATATTACAATTTTGTCGAGAAAAGCCAATTGAGTTTGTGCAACTACAAGCACCAAAATTATCAAAACAACAAAACCATGAGTATTCGCATGAAGTTTTAAAGTTTATGGCAGAACAAGATAATAATAAACCTAAAGATATGAAGGCATGGGCTAAAAGGATTATTGCTAATCCAAAGAATTATCCGGCTATATCTTTAAAGTTTGCTAAAGATGCGGTGAATGCGAAGTGAATTATTTATCAGTTTGTAGCGGTATAGAAGCAGCATCAGTAGCATGGCATGATTTAAATTGGAAAGCAGTTGGTTATTCTGAAATAGAAAAATTTCCATCGGAAGTGCTACATCACCATTATCCAAATGTTATTAACTTTGGTGATATGACAAAATATAAAGATTGGAATATAAATGAATCAGTTGAGCTTTTGGTCGGAGGAACACCTTGTCAATCATTCTCACTCGCTGGGTTGCGAAAAGGACTTGACGATCCAAGAGGAAACCTTGCGCTTGTCTTTTGTGGACTTCTTGACCACTTTAAACCCAAATGGTTTATTTGGGAAAATGTTCCAGGTGTCTTATCATCAAATAGAGGACGGGACTTTGGAAGCTTCCTTGGGGCGGTGGCAAAACTCGGGTATGGGTTTTCATACAGAGTTCTTGACGCTCAATACTTTGGAATCGCCCAAAGACGCAAAAGAGTGTTTGTTGTCGGACATTTTGGAAGTTGGCAACCTAGCGCCAAAGTATTATTTGAGCGCGACTGCTTGTCAGGGAATATTAAGGCGAGCAAAAGAAAGGAACAAAACACTACCGACACTTTTATACCAAGCATTGCAAACTGTTTGCAAACAACCTCTCACGATTGGAGCAGAGCAGACGGATTTAATATGATAGCTAAAGTTTATGAAACTCATCCAGCAGATAGTAGGGTTAAAGAAATGGGCGAAACTTGTCAAACTATAACTTCAAGATGGGGAACGAGTGGTGGAAATGTTCCATTAGCTATACAAGATATTAGAGCAATAAATAAATCACAAAATGGAAAAGGTTGGAATGATAGTGGTGTAAGTTATACAGTTGATACTCATGCAACTCAAGGGGTGTTATCTGAAGCTCTAGTAAGAAAATTAACGCCTATTGAATGTGAAAGATTGCAAGGTTTTCCCGATAATTATACTAATATTAAAAATAATTGTCCTGATGGGAATAGGTATAAAGCTTTAGGCAATTCAATGGCAGTTCCCGTAATGAAATGGATTGGTGAAAGGATCAATAATGCAAAACAAATGGAGTAAAGTTAGTAAATATTGCATTGAGCGCAATAATTTTTATATATCTCAATATACTCTTGCGGATGGAGCAAAAAGATTTGTATTATGGGATGGAAACAAGATGATTAAAATACACAATGACGCAAAGGCGCTAAAAGATGAAGCAGAGAGATTGGACAGTGAATCCGCAAAACATTCACCAATTGATGATTTATTTGGAAGAATTAATCAAACAAGGAAAGACACCAAAAGTTACGATCAAAGAAAAAGCTGAAAGCGGTAGGTCTATTGAGGCTAATAAGTATTTGTGGGGCAGATTGTATAAAAGCATTAGTAACTTTACAGGTTATTTACCAATGGAAGTTCATTTGTTATGTGGACATCTATTTCTTACAGAACAAAAGATGATTAATGAAGTGCAAGTTCCGTATGTTAGATCAACCACAGATTTGACAGTTGAAGAATTTAGTTTATATATTCTGCAAATAGAATCTTATTTTGCACAATTAGGATGGTCAATTGACTAAAGATGAAAAACGACACTATGAAAAGCTATCTCAACTTGGTTGCATTGTTTGTCATAATCTTGGGTTTGGTTATTCAGCTCCGCATATTCACCATATACGGCATGGGGTTGGATTGGCTATGCGTAGCCATTGGAGTTTGGCTATCCCTTTATGTCCTTTGCATCATCAAAATGGCGGTCATGGTGTGGCGCTCCATGCTGGTCAAAAAACATTTGAAAAAAAGTATGGAACAGAATCAGAGCTTTTACACCAAACTTTAACAATTTTAGAGGGCAATTTATGATAGAATTATTATTCGGTGTTATTATCATGGCAATAGCCATTTATCTAATGAATAGGTAATCTTATGAAAAAAGTGTATTCAATTAAAGAAGCTCAATTAGAAGTGCCTACAGTAACTATTGGCGAATTCTTTTTAAAGCTACTTCATGCAGCAACCAATGGTCATCTTTTACATCTACAAACCAAATCATATTCAGAACACAAAGCGCTACAAAAGTATTATGAAGGATTGCCCGACCTTGTAGATTCAATTATTGAAGAATGGCAAGGCGCATATCAAATTATTGTAGAATACCCAGCAACTTATGAAGCACCTAATCCTGATGCTTTAACAGAAGTTACGGCAGTAAGAGATTTTCTAGTAAAGAATAGAGCTATTGTAGGTGATTACAGCTCAATTCAAAACAGTGTTGATAATCTTATGTCACTTTTAGATTCAACTGTATATCGCTTAACCTTTTTAGATTAATGCCAACTGCCCCGCTCAATACAAAGTGTCGGGAATTAGGTTGTAGTAATCCAAAAACTAGCCGATCTACTTTTTGCAACAATCATGGTGGGGCTATAACAGAAAAAGGCAAAGAAAATAGTAAGTTGTATTCAACCGCTTTTTGGAAGAAACAAAGAATAGCTCAATTAAGTAAGAATCCATTATGTGCAGCATGTTTAATAGATGGACAAGTAATTTCAGCAATTCATATTGATCATGTCTTTCCGCATAGGCAAGATCAAAGCAAATTTAGAAGTAATCTGTTTCAAAGTTTGTGTGCGCCCCATCACACCTTAAAAACTCAAGAAGAAAACAAGGGCATTTATCTTTATTACTCACCAAACGGGATTATTGAATACAATGATACAGATTATGCCAAACAGATTGCTGACCAAACAAAACTTGCGTAAGATATATAAGCTATGTGCATCTTTACCTCCATTTAATGAATATCCAATGCCACAACCGCATAAAATTTCATTTAGTGTAATAAATACTAATGAAGTATTTGGTTACTTTCATACAGATCCAATGAGAATTGAGATTGATAAGATGTGCGACACCTGGGATCATATATTTCAGACGATGATGCACGAATGTATTCATGTTGCATTGTATAAAAGCAATCATAAGGACTTTGACCAACATGAGTTAAAGTTTAATAAGATAGCTAAAAGAATTTGTGATATGTATAAATTTGATATAAAGGAGTTTTAAATGGGAATTGATACATTAACATTTAAAAAAAAATTATGATAAAACTTTTATATATATTACTTTTTTTGCCTTTATTTATTTATGCAGGCGATTTGCCTAATTCTAAAATAACACCGGGTTCTGTTAGAAATGTTTCAATTAAAGAACTATGCACAACAAGCACAAGTTTGGTGCGTAATGTGCCTGAATCGCTTAAAAAAGATGTTTATCATAATTATGGTTTAAATGGCAATGATAGATCAACATGCAAAGAAGGTTATGAAATTGATCATTTAATTAGTCTTGAATTAGGTGGTGATAATTCAGGTAATAATTTATGGGCAGAAAGTTTTTGTGGTAATAACAATGCACATGATAAAGATAAGCTTGAAAATGAATTACATCGTCAAATATGCAATAATAAAATTACGATGGAAGAAGCTCAAGAATGCATTCGCACTAATTGGGTGATTTGTTATAGTAAAACTTTTAAATAAAGGAAATATTATGAAAGAAAAATTATTACAATTATGGGATTTTACTAAAGTTGCATCATTATGGATTTTTATTGTGTTTAAAAGATGTTGCAAAGTTGTTGTTGAAGAAACAATTAAAGCACTTCAATTCTTGGATACATTTTTAGGATAATTATGGGAATCGTTGATAGTTTATTAGATATTGGTGGAAAGATTATTGATCGTGTTATTCCTGATACTAATGCTCGCGAATTAGCTAAAGAAGAATTAAATAAAGCTGTATTAGAGCAAGGATTTCAAATTGATTTAGCTCAATTAAATATTAATAATACAGAGGCACAATCAGACAATATATTTAAATCAGGATGGCGACCATTTGTAGGTTGGGTTTGTGGTATTGCATTTGGATTACAATTCCTTATATTTCCATTAGCTAATTGGTTTCTTATGGCATTTGGTCATATTGCTATTGCTGTGCCATTTAATATGGACATGCTTATGTATGCACTTGGTGGATTGCTTGGTCTTGGTAGTATGAGAACTTATGAAAAAATGAAAGGTGTCGCTTGAAATTATCAGAACATTTTACATTAGAAGAATTAACTTATAGTGATATTGCTAAAAGACATTCTTTAAATAACACTCCTGATAAATTTACTATTGGGAACCTTACTCGAGTTGCTGCTTTACTTGAGGATGTTCGTGATTTATTTAATCAACCTATTCGGATCAATAGCGGTTATCGAAGTATCACAGTTAATTCTTTGTTGGGAAGTAAGCCAACATCGCAACATTGTATTGGGTGTGCGGCTGATATACATATAGATGGATTAACGCCTGATCAAATTGTTAAGAAGATTATTAAGAGTGATCTTCAGTATGATCAATTAATTAGGGAGTTTGATAGTTGGGTGCATATATCTGTGCCTAATGGTGAAGGGTATATAGCGCGCAAGCAAGCGCTTATTATAGACAAGACAAGCACACGCCCTTACGCATAGATGGATGAGTATGTGCTATGTGATATATTGTGTGCATTAGACTATGTTAAGTGGTTAGTATTAATATATATAATAATAAAAGGATTACAATGGATAAAACAGAGATATTAAAGATAGCCAATGACTACATCACTAAAGATAGGCAAGCTACGCATGGACAGGCAGAAGATAACTTTGCTAACATCGGAAGACTATGGGCTGCTTATCTTAATCATCCAATTACACCTCAAGATGTTGCAATACTAATGACATTACTTAAGATAGCTAGATACAAGCACAGTCCATCGCATGTAGATAATGCAATAGATATGTGTGGGTATGCAGCATTAGCGGGCGAGCTAGGACAGGGGGCTATAAATGACATCAAGTAACAACGCTAACTTATTGAATAACTTAATGTTTATGGCTTATCTAAACGAG